AAGCTCCTGGTTTTGGCTGCGGAGGAAACGGATGCGATCCTTTCCCCTTGTGCATGGTAATACCGCCCTTACCAATTGGTGTGAGGTGCCGTTTCAGGGCCATTAACTTTCTCCAGTAAGTCCAGTCTGGCCAAACCCAGACTTCGATCCTTCGGCGAAACCAAGTGGTTGTTCAGCACCAGTCTCAGGTTTAGCATAATCCCGTCGCGTTATCTGCGGAGGAAAACGAGGAGGTGGCCGCGGTGTCCGTTGGAGACGCGGCTTAGGCGCCCTTGGAGCACCAGGACCCCCACGCATTAGCGGGCACTTGTAATACCAGCACGGGCTGGTACACTCGGGCTATATCCAAACATTTTTTGGGTTCCGCCAGAAGCGAACTTGTCACCAGGGCCCGTCTCCGGGCTTGTATCGTGATGGGTCGTGCCGGGAGCCTGTTCATCGGCGTTCTGCTCGCCAAACATCGGGGTCTTACCCCCTACGGCGAACTTCTCGTCAGTGCCACCGCCATTATCAGACGAAATGGCAGAAGCCTCAGACGACCGATTAGTCTTGCCTTTGGGAAGTTTGTACCCGCCACCGGCTTCACTGACGCCACTCTTGGGGCCGCCAGCACTCGCGGGGGTCTTCATGCCGATATCGACGTTGCCGCCACCAGCGTTCTTTTTGGTCCAATCAACCATGGAAATGCTCCTGTGTGTACACGCTACACAGGTAGCACCCCAGCGTTAATGGAATGTTACAAACGCTTGACTACAAAAAGCCATTCCCGGCCGGCTGCTCCACCAATACCACCATAAACCGGGATGCACTCCTGAGTGTATCCCTCAGGAACGGCATGGTAAAGACTTTCACTGTGGCTGAAATTTGGCCCCAGGTCTTCGATAATATAGTAGCCGTCCGGTTTCACAAGAGGCAGAAGGGTCTTAAGAGATGTAAGTTGATGTTCAGGCTCGTGGGAGCCATCATCAATGATCACGTCGAACAGTTCCAGGTGGGCAGGGAGCTGTTCAATAGCTCGGCATAGGGATACAAAGTTGTTCTGGTCCGCCTGGATACATCGGATACGATCTTCCTGAAACAGGACTTCTGGCCGAATATCCAAACCAACGATTTGGGCGGAAGGAAAATAATCGCGCCACATCCGAAGACTAGAACCGGCATTCACGCCAATTTCTAGCACGTTCTTGGCTTCCAGCCGAAAACTTTCAAATAGCCTGTGGTATATCGGAGTGTAATTGTGGCAGGTAGTGCTCGGCTGACCACCATACATTAAATGGTTGCCACCTTTGTCCGTTTGGTGTTTACGAGCCAATTGGCTAAGTAAATCTTCACTCATGAAAAACTCCCATATCGATAATTAGAAATCTGTGTGTCATCATATTCCGCCTGATAAAATTTGAATGGTAAGCCACTGAGTTGTTCGGTGAGTGCCCAGATAGGTAGATCAAGCGGCAGGGTATGGTGGCGTTCAACCCATCCGCGAAGCTGCTCTTTGTATGTCTTATCAATCTGTGGTAGGAACCTCACAGGCCAGATGTGGGTCGAACCACAAAAACGCCAGCAATTCAAACCTGGATACACCGGGCCTTTATCCAGAATACCAGGAAACGGGATAATGTCCATACCGGGCGTATTTTTCACCCGATTAAAGAACCGCGTGATACTTTCCTTTGTAACTGGGTTGTTCTTCCAGAACCCCTGCTTGAGAATGCCGATATCAAGCCATATCATCACGTCACGATCAGGGTGGATTTTCATTGCCTTCATGGCGAACGTCGTACGCTCATGCTGCCATGCGTTACAGCGCAAGTGTTGCCAACTATCCGCGAACCGGTCCTGCGGTGTAGGTGTATCCGGCCGCAACGTAGTTAGATCAAACTCCTTCGGCACCCAAAGGTCTTCGTATGGGTATTCCCAGAAGTTGTGAATGTTTCCCACTCCCACCGCTTCCACAAGACCATCTCGCAGGATTTCATATTTTTCCTGTGGCAAACAAGCGGGCTGCTCAGGACGAGGCTTAAACCCTAAATCCGTCCAACCGGTAACTACAAGAGGGCGGCTCATCTTTGACGCTCCAAATATTCTGCTGCAAGACGAAGACGTAGGGGGTCTTCCAAAGCATGACCAATACACATGTTACAGTGGCGACATAGAACGCCCCGAATAAATCCGGGCTCGCCTTTCTTCTTATTGTGGTCGTGATCTAAGTTCCAGTCCCGGTCTCTATGGTGAGGGCTTTTACAAATAGCACAAACACCCCCTTGGTCGGCAAGAAGGGTGGCTTTTTGTTCTAAAGTAATTCCATATTGCCAGAGACAACGGCGCGCCGCCACCATTTTAGCTACTTTAGCCTTATTTGCCCGATAATAAGCCCGATCAGCCGCATTTCGTTTCTCTTTGTTTTTTATATATGATCGCTGACGGATAGCTCTTTCCTTTTCAGGATTAGCCTGTCTCCATCGTCGTTGCGTTTCTTTGCTCATGGAGCACCTGTAAACATGGAGGCATTATGGTCCGCCTGATACCACTGAATTGGTACTTGACCACCAAGTTCAACCCTTGCCAACGTATTAACCTCGAACTCAATATTTCGAGTAGTCATAATCTGTCGGAGCGCAGTCGCCATAGCGAACCGCGTGAATGGTTTCACTAGCGTACGTGGCACAGCCATAAGGCCACCACAGAACCGCCAGCAAGGACTATCGTGGGGAATTTCGTTTCGCTTCGGCCAGCATCCGGGCATCGTGACAATTGGATAATCTTGGGCCCGTTTCAAATAGTCACTAACCACTTTAGCAGTCAAGTCAGGAAGATGAAAAATGCCATAATCTATCCAAACATACATATCGGCTGGACTATCATCATTCTCAGCAGCGGTAGCTAGCCATGCGAATTTGTTATGTTGAACCGCATGATAAGCTAAAGTGTTCTTAGTTGGATTATCAGCAACAGAATGAGTTACATTCCCAATTGATCGAACCTGTTGCGCAAGCCATGTATCTTCCCACTTCTGGCGCTCGTCATCGAATACGCATGCTTCATGCGGCATGATAGCTTCAAAAAGCTTCTCCCCTAGTGCCTTATATTCATCGGCACGATGAAATCCAGGGATTGGAATGTAGCCCGTTACAACCTTTACTCCTGCCATAATACCTTCCTTACATCATTGGCATGCAGTTCACCAATCCATGCTTCCCGATCAAGCACGCCATAGGACACGATAATCCGTTCATCATTATCAGGATGCTTTGCAATACCTACAGCAAATTCAATGTCTTTCTGATTGAAGTAGAAAGGAATGCTATATTTAACCGGCATAGCTTCCCTGTCAAAGTAAGCAAAACGGTGCTGATAGAACCGTTTACCGGTGACTGGAGATTTCCAGGCTTCGTGTACCATACCAAGATAGCCGCCGTCAAATGGGATCAACTGGGAGCTACCGCTGAAGTGATCTATTTGCTGGGTGGTCGGCTTCTCAACGATCTTGTTTCCGAACACGTCAATAATCACACCCGGCTTATAAACACACTTAATACAGCCATCGATCCACGGCATCCAGTTCTTCTCATTCTGCTTGGGTAGAACATCAATGCGCCGTGCGCTTCCTAGTTGCCCGTCAAGATTGAGATGGGCAAACCATTGATCCCTCCAGTATTCTTCATTTTGCTCTAGACAACATGAAAGGGTCCACAAACTTCCTTTCCATGAAAAAATTCGCATGTCTTCAAAGCCCATTACATTAGTTCGAAGTGGTGCCGGCCAATCAAGTGGCATGAGAACAGGAATGCCACCAGTAGGCTCAAGGTTATCATCAAGCTGCAACAGATGGTTCTTTGTCCGGATGGACGTGTCCCCCTGCATATCATACCAACCGTCTGGCGTTATCGTGTAGTTGACTGTACGCAAAAGCAGATAAATCTTGTTGTTATGGACAGTGACACATGGATTGCTCTCATTGTAACCTTTATCTTTACCCGCATACTGAATGCGCTTAGTCTTGAACGACGATGCATAATCCTTGAGGGGTCGGAGATAGTGGAACAGGTTAGTCCGGGCTCCTTCTCGCACCCCCTGCGGTGCTTCCTTCATAAGGGAAAGCTTATCACAAGCTGCGAAGCCTATAGGCTTTGTCTTATCGCTATAGAACCCCAGTATCGACTTTTCCTCCAAGAACCCCCAGTCGTACATATACTGTTCCACGAACAGCATATCGTCGGGGTATGTAATTTTGGAGCCAGCTTCTGCAAACAGCCAGCCAGTCTGTTGCTGGTTATCTTTCAACCGGTAATGGTGGGCAAGATCATACAGCGGCTCAGCCCGTTTCGGGCGCGAGTTATACGCTTCTAGCGACTTGAGTATAAAAGTCGCCTCGTCACCCATGGACATATAACAGCGTGCGACATTAAGCCGCGCTTGGAACACTTCCTCGTCCCACCCTCCTACCGCGATGCGCTTTTCATACGCCGCAATCGCTTCCTTAAACTTGCCAGCATCCTTATAGGTCTGGGCCAAGTAGAACAAAGAGCGGGCATCATCAGGGTGAGTAGCAAGATAGCCTTCCAAGAGGCGTGTGTCACGTTCAATTTTCTCCGGTCTGTTGGAGCCGGTGGCATGATCTACAAAGTGCCATTCATTCAAAAGAGGGGGATTGTTCACTCCAATATATTCATGGGTCACACCATGATAGAGCGCCGGGCTGTCCTTTCGCACCAACCGTACATTGTAATATGCCAGTCCACCCTGTCGCTGAATGAGCGAGTATCCATCAGCCGTCAACTGTGGCAGAGGCTTGTCTGCCACCAATTCCATATCGGCATCGACCAGCAGAATGTAGTCATATGGCTGATGCCACGTCTTCGCAGCCAAGAGTGCAAAGTTGCGGGCTTGAGAGAAATCCTTAAATTCGGTGTGGACAATCTTACAAGGTAAACCAGCCTTCTTAAAAATAGCTTCGCAGAACTCAGGCGTCCCATCGGTAGAGCCAGTATCACAAATTACCGCACAGTGAATATGAGGAATGACAGACTTGAGCATGCGAGGAAGGTTCGCAAGTTCGTTGCGTACGATGGCATTGAGACAGATACGTTGAGCCATGGGTGGGGTCCATGTTCCGGTTGCGGAAAGTATCGATTACTGATACTCTCCGCAATCGGAAAAGTCAAGCACTAATTTAACCGCTGGAAATCTGCCAACTTCCTAAGAGGACAACGACCTGACCGGCCGTGCCAGTCTTACCGATGCCAGTCATCCCGGTAGTCCCGATAGGCGGCTCAAGGGCCGGTGGTGAATTACCCACATTCGGCGTAATATATGTCGGCTTGAACCATACCGCATTGGCAACGTGCGGATCATAGAATGGGGGAAGGAAAAGTCCACCAGTCGGGCCCGGAGGCGACAGAGGCTGGTTCGGGTCAAGGCCGTTATCCCCTTGATATGCCTGAGCCAGAGGACCAGTCCAACCAGTCGCGCCAGGGAAGGCCCCATAAACGCCGGGACCTGTGATACCAGTCGCACCAGTCGCCCCTGTAACCGTCCAACCATAAGGGCCAATCGGACCAGTAGTCGGACCAGTAGGTCCAGTCGGACCTGTAATACCAGTCCCAGGCATGCCGGAACAGCCTTGAATACCAGTCGGCCCAGTCGGTCCCGTACCAGGTTGCGGACCAGTCGCGCCGGTTACACCGGTCATAGACGTGCCACCAGTGCCAGGGATACCAGTTGGACCCTGAAGGCCAGTAGCCGAAGAAGCAAAGAGACCACCAACTGGCGCAAGTGCAAACGTCGGACCAGTCGGTCCTTGTGGACCTGTAGGCATTAAACCAGTCGGACCAGTTGCCGCACCTGTCTTTCCGGTAAAGCCAGTCGGACCAGTAAAACCTGCTTTATTAGCAGGCGTTCCACCAGTAGGACCAGTTGGCCCAGTAGGGCTAGCTGCACCCGTAGCGCCCGTGGGTCCTCCAATAGCGGTCCCACCAGTGCATCCACCAAGGTTGAAAATGTCAACAACCTGCTTCAAAACGTCGCGGTGCTTGCCCCATTTATCATAGTGCCGGGAAGCGAGAATATTAAAACCCATCGGACGCTCCTATTAACCAGCGGACACTACGAGCGTTCCACCGTTATTCCATCCCGCACCAAGGATATGCGGATCGGACGTGGGAGCAACCCACAACCAAGCACCAACACCAGCGGGACCTTGTGGCCCTGCGGGACCAGTTAGACCAGTCGGACCAGTCGGACCCGGATAAAGGCCAGTTGGGCCAGTCGGACCCGTGTTCGTAAGGATCGGACCAGTCGGACCAGTCTGACCCGTGGGTCCAGTAATACCACCAGTGGCTGCGGCACCCGCAGGACCAGTTGGACCGGTTACACCCGTAGCAGAAGGTCCGGTAGGACCAGAAGGCCCAGTGGGGCCAGTATAGCCGCCCGCGAGCCCTGTAGCGCCAGTCGGGCCGGTCTGACCCGTTGGACCTGTAGCCGGGCTCGGACCGGTAGGACCAGTATTTCCCGTGAAACCAGTCGGACCCGTAATACCGGTAACTGCTGCGGGACCAGACGGACCAGTCGCACCAGTACCAGCTACGCCACCAGCCGGCCCAGTCGGACCGCCAAGGTTCCCGGCGTTAACGATATCAACGACCTGTTTCAGTACAGGACCTAGCGTGTTCAGGTCATAAAACCGAGAAGACCGGATTTGAAAATTAGGCATAGTCGTCGCTCCTAAACCCGCTAAAAACTGGGCTCAAAATTCATACTTTCCTTCTAGCGTACTACCGTAAACAAAACGTTATCTAGTCTCGCTAAGTGTGGCACGGGGTCCTATTTTTTGACTTAGAGTAGGTAAACATGACCCTTGCGTTTTACCCAAATATTGGATTAAAGATATAAGGTGAAACGGATCATCGCGCACGAAGCCAAGTGTGATATTACAACGGTAACATAAAACCCCGCGAACATTTCCTGTCCTGTGATCATGATCTAGATGCCATGGACGCGTGGTGCCTGAATTACTCTTCCCACAAGCAGCACAATGAAAACCTTGCTCTTCTAACAAGGTTTCTCTAATCTGTGTTACAACTTGGTCGCGTGCTTGATACAACGGCAAATTGGAGCCCCGGTTTGTCTCGTTGAAGTGTTTCAAAAAACTCATCCTGCGCCTCCTTGCACAGGAATAGCATTAGGCCCTTTTGTGTTTCCCATCAAGGCTGTTTGCGGACCTAAATGTTGTGTGGTTAATGGACTAGGCTTAGCGCCCTGAGCCCGTGCTGCTGCATGAGCCGCGTTCGCTGGAGCGCCTTGAGGAGCACCGGGCTGTCCTGGCCCTCCTGGACCCATCGGCGCACCACCGGGTTGCGGCTGGCCACCTGGAGGCCCTCCTGGAGTACCAATGTGGGTCGGTGCCCCCATCGGCATCTGTTCTTGCATTCCAAGACCAGCGGCTGTTAACTCTGTCGTGACCCGCTGGACGCCTGCCTTAACACCAGCATCGACCCCCTTATTTATAGCTTCGATTGCCCCGGCGTTCTGTGCTTGAGCCTCTTCGGCTTGTTGCATTTGATCGAGCTTGTCATCTGGCGGGACAATTTCATCGCCCGGAAGGCCGATTGTAGAAGCAACTGATCGTAGAATAAGTCCGCGACCTTTGATCCCTACGATTTTCTGGTCAAGCGGGTTCGCGGTCGCCTGAAGAAATTCAAGCTGTCGCTGGCGCTGAGTTTCACGCTGGATTGCAACATTGACACCTTGAACACTAACTTTTTCCTCTCCGGTTAATAGTCCGCTGGTGTCGGTGAGCAGGATCAAATCTAACAATTGCAAGAGAGCCGGCTTCATTACTTCGCGGTCTACGTTCGCTGATACAGTCTGTAAGATTTTCGATGCATTGCCCATCAGCATCGCAAGCCCAGATGCTGTCCGCCCCGCATTCCCACCGGCCGCTCCTCCGATGTATTTCGGAATAGCTGACACGTCGTCCGCTTTGCTGTCCAGAAATTCCAGAACTTTGATCAACTTGTCGGAATTGTCCTGAGGTTGGAAGAACTCCACGCCGGGCCGCGTACTTGTCGTACCGGACAACAGGTTCTTCCGAACATGCCACCTTTTCCATGGGAATAAACTCTCACTGTTTTCTGAGGGATCGATCTGATCATCATCTATTACAACTTGAGGCCCAGATGCGATAGATAAGTTATTAATCAGACCCCGCAGGGTTGCATTCGAAGCTTCCTGAATGTCCGTAAGAATGTCCGTTAAACCGTTACCGATTGGTGTCCCTGGAACCTTCTCGAATGATGTTATGAAATAGGGATGCCGCATACGGGGGGACGGGGACAATTGGGCTTTGATTACGTGCGAACCAATAAGCCAAACCTGAACATGATAATCCCGAAGCTCGTCCGCCACAGCAAGTCCGTAATCCTGCAACACACGCCCCTGGACGTTCCCATTGAACTCCATCTGAGAGATAAGCGCTGACCGGTTCCATGCTGGGTTCTCCCGGCTTTCAAGGACACTACGCTCAGCATCAGTCAAGTCCCAGTTATCATATAAGCCGCCACGACCATATTCATCAAGTACCGCCTTAAGTTCATCCTGATTATATCCAGGCAGATCAAGGCATTCATTCAGTTGTGCTCGCGTGACTTGGCTCTTCTCGATAATGCTGGCGTTCTCGATAGACGCCACGCCAGGCGTCCACCATAGATCAAACGGTGACACCCGTTCCCACGTCAGCGTGGCCTTCATCTGAATTGTAGGTTGTCCGCTTTGGTTTTGGCCGGGCTGTGCGCCACTTTGGTCGGGCTGTACGCCACTTTGCCCCTGCTGAGGCCAAGTGATAGTCGGAACCATTCGAACCACTGGTCCCTTAATGCAAGCAAAAGGGAACACTGGAAGATCAACAAGGAACTGGGCCAAGGCATCGTAAAACCCTCCTTCTAGCAAGATTTCATCTATCTTATCTTCGCTAGTCTTGGCTTCATCAGCCGCTTTCTTTTTTGCAGCCTCAAAAGCACTACTTAAAAGGGCACGTTTTCTACTTTGCAAATCTTGCGGTGAAGGTGGCGGTGCCCCCATTTGCTGGACAAATTGTGCCTCAGTCTGCATTAACTGATCAATTTTCTGAGTTACATCATCCGGAATAGGAGGAGCAACAGGGGGTTTGAGTCCCCAGCAGCGGTCGGGGCCGAGATAAATATCACGAAGAAGTGAACTAGCGGCACGGCATTTCTGTGCTATGCTCCGCATATAAAGCTCGGAGCCACCCCACATGCGAATTTCTTGGAGCTTCGTGGCATCATACTGTCCATTGTAGGCTCGAAGAGCTATAAGCAAACGTTCGGACCAGCCGGCTTGTATATTCCGGTGGTTTCGCATGATCTCGTACTGGCCTTTAACATAGGAGACCAGCGTTGAAACATCCTGTTGGGCGTTGTTCTTGGCCGCATCCTGAGCTTGGGCAAGAGCAGTTGCTTTTTGCTGTTGCTGGGCTTGCAAAACCGCTTCAGGTATTACCTGCAATACACCTTCTTGTCCTAGATCGGCCATAAGTAGCAACCTGTTAATGAAACTGCTTTAGGAAAGAGCAGCCATGGATCAATCACTTACCACACCAGAACCTGAGACACCGTTAACCCCGTACATCGTTACCGGTCTTGCGCGCGAGACTGCCTTAGGGCTCCGCGAGGAAGCGGACATATTGGCTACTTTTAAGGTATCCACAGACACTTACGAAAAGCTTAAACAAGATGAACTCTTTCAAAAGCTTGTGGATGCAGCCAGAATTGAGTGGCAAAGTGCTCTCAACACGGTGGCCCGAACCCAGCTAGAAGCTGCCGCGGCAGTTGAAGCGGCAATGCCCCATATTTATGCACGCATGATCGACCCTAAGGAACCTCTTAACCATGCTGTAGAGGCCGGCAAATGGTTGGCCGACATGGCAGGGTTAAAGAAAGTGCCGGGGTCAAACGAACCCGGTGAGCGGTTCAAAATTGAAATTAACCTTGGTGCCGATACCCGCTTGTCTTTTGAAAAGACCATCGATATGA